TGTTAAGTTGGCTACTAATGCTGCACCAACCACACCTTCAATCGACATTAGCTCATACGTAACTAATGCCGTAATTAACCAGATCGTAGATGAGTTAGAAGTAACCGCTATGGGCGATACCGCTCATAAGTTTGTAGCTGGCCTACAATCAGGCACATTTACCATCGACTTTATCAATGACTGGGCAGCTGCACAGGTTAATGACACACTTAACGCAGCATTCGGCAAGACCCTAGCAGTATCAGTAATCACTGTTAAAGGCACTGCTGTGTCAGCTACAAACCCTACTTACCAGTTCTCAATCTTGGTAAATAACTTGACTCCAATCGGTCAAGGCGGCGTGGCTGAAGTTGCAACATCAAGCCTATCCTTTACAGTAAACTCCGCAATAACAGTGTCCCCATCGGTGGCATTCTAACTAAGGAGTAACAATGGCAAAGCTAAAGATAACAAGGGCTAATGGTGAAGTATCAGAGCATAAGATTACACCAGGTGTCGAGTACGCTTTCGAGTTAAAACGAGGTATGGGAATTAGCAAGGCCTTGCGTGAAGATGAAAAACAATCAGATATATTCTGGTTGGCTTGGGAATGTTTACGCAGGGCTGGCGCTCAGGTATCTCTATCCTTTGATGAGTTTATTGACAGTTTAGATACTGTCGAGGTGTTAGACGAAGAAAAAAAATAACTGAGCGGTCTTCAATCCTTTACAGCATCGCACAGCTGAGCGTAGAGACTGGGATACCGCCTAGAGAATTTTTAGATATGGATAGCGAAATGTATGCCGCAATCATACAGGTGCTAACCGACAGAGCTAAGGAGATCCGAAATGCCAGCAGAGGTCGTAGGCGTTAAAGATGTCCTTGCAGGTTTGAAGTTTATTGACAAAGATTTACAAGATCGTATTAGGACTGCTATTGATCCGCTAATGCGTAGCGTGGCTGCTAAAGCCCGATCATTTGTCCCTGGTAATGCTGAGGTGTTATCAGGTTGGACTAAAGAGCCCAACGCAAACATCAATTACCGCCCATTCCCTAAGTATGATGCTGGCACAGTTAAAGCTGGTATTGGATATAACTCAGGAGATAATCAAGTATTTAAAAATGGTTTTAAAGTAAGCAACTATGTTTACAACGTAAGCGCACCTGGTCGCATATATGAAACTGCTGGCCGTAAAAATCCACAAGGCCGTGCGCCATTCCAGCAGATCGATCCAAGCCTACCTGGCACAACCTTTGGCAAGGTACAAGGATTTGAAGGCAAAGCCAGGGCACGTGAGTACACCTATAACAAATCCACTAGAGAGTACGCATCAAATAACCCTTTTGCTGGTTATCAGTTTGTTACTTCAATGCCAGGGCTTACCTCACAACCAAAGATTAAAGGCGTACGTGGTGGTGGTCGAAAGACTAAAGGCCGCTTAATTTACAAAGCCTGGGCACAAGATAGTGGCAAGGTTTATCAAGCGATGCTGGGTGCCATTAACTCCACAGCTATAAAATTTAACAAATCAACAGAGATTAAGAAGGCAGCGTAATGGCCAATGTAGTAGTCTCGGCAATAGCCACCTGGAATGGTAAAGCACTTAATAAAGGCAAAAAGGATGTATCAGCCTTTGATAAACAAGTAAAACAATTAGGTAAAACTTTTGCAAGCGTATTTACTGCTACTGCATTATTTAATTACAGCAAGAAGGCAGTGCGAGCATTTGCCGAAGATGAGAAGGCAGCCAAAGCCTTAGAGATACAATTACGTAATACAGGATTTGCATTTGCAGCACCTGCCGTAGAAAATTACATAGGCAATTTACAGCGCACCACAGGCGTACTAGATGACCAATTACGCCCAGCATTCCAGCAATTATTGACTGTTACTGGCTCAATAACTAAAAGCCAAGAAGCTTTAAATACAGCTTTAAATATCAGCGCCGCTACTGGTAAATCTTTAACTGAAGTTAGCGCAGCTTTAACACGTGGATACTCAGGCAACACCACAGGATTAAGCAGATTAGGCGCAGGCATTAGCAAAGCCACCTTAAAGGCTGGCAAAATGGAAGACATCCTTGCAGAGTTAAATCAAAAATTTGCAGGACAAGCCACAGCCCGATTAGACACCTATGCTGGCAAAATGGATTTATTGCGTGTGGCAGCAGCAGATGCAAGTGAAACTATTGGAAAAAGTTTAGTCGATGCAATAAGCAAGTTGGGTAAAGATACAAGTATAGAAAACCTAACCAAAGACATAGATGCATTAGCCACAAGTATTGCAAGTGTTGTCACTGGTGTTGGCGCTTTAATTGGTGTATTAAGCGATCTACGCAACGCACCTGGCATAAAGCAAATAATAGATGTTTTAAGGTTCGGCAATTTATTTGATATGTTAAAAAAGTTGGGCGAATTGTCTCAACCTGCACCGACATCTAACTTCACTTATTCATTAGGCGCTAGTGCTACTAGGGATGTAGAGCGTGCTAAAGAGATATTAAGGTTAAAAACCTCTAACAAACTACGTCAAGATGAAATTAACAAGATGAAGGCTAAGTCTGAGGTAGATAAATTAGAAGAAAAATTTAACGTTGAGCGCATAGCCTTAATGAAGGCACTAGCTGAGGCTACCGATGCTGAGACTAAACTACGCATACAGGCTAAGTTAGCTATCCTAGATAATAACGAGGCGTTGGCTAAGAAATACAACGCTGAATTAACCGCAGCCAAATCTGCTACTGATTTAGCCTCTGCTTTTAATGGCGCAGTATTATCTTTGAGTTCTAGTAAAGCCGACATAAACAAATATCTTAATGATCTGGCAGCTGTGCAAACTAAACAACTAGCAGCAGGCACACCTTTAACAGCGCCTAACCCAGCAGATACTGCAATAGTCCAAAGAAGCATAGAGCAGACCTTAGAATCTGTAAGCAGTAAATTGCCAGGATTATTAGAAAAGGCTCGCACTACTGTTAAAATTGGAAACGAAATACCAAGCCCAGATGAATTTTATGGCAAATTACCACCAAGCGACATAGTAGATCGTGCTAGAGGTATGGCCGCAGCAGCCCCTGTAATTAACGTCAACGTAGAAGGCAGCCTAACCTCACTACAAGAGTTTGAGACAACTATCCAAGATTTATTATTAAAGATCTATAAGCAAAATGGAGATCTAGCGCCAGCAGGGTTTATTCAATAATGACTGTGCCTGTTATAAATGCAGTAATTAACTTTAGCACTGGCCCAGCATTCGCTCAGGCATTTCTAATCGATTCAGGTATATTGGGCACTAACGTATTGGCCGATGCCGCAGCTGTAATTGTCGATGTATCTGATCGAGTTAATTTTGTGCAGACTAAAATTGGCCGTAACCCTACAGCTGATAAATTCATTACGGGTAATTTAACTTTACGTATCGTAGATCAGAATGGCGACTTTAACCCGACTAATCCGACTGGGCCTTACTTTGGGTTACTAACGCCTATGAAGAAAGTACAAATAACCGCTACATATAGTGGCACTACTTATCCTATATTCTCAGGATTTATTACATCCTATGTTAATCAACAACCTAAAGATGCCACAGAGGTTGCCTATACAACTATCACAGCTGTAGATGCTATGAGACTTGCCCAAAACGCACAAATTAGCACAGTCACAGGTGCTACCGCTGGCGACTTATCAGGCACACGTATTAACCAGATATTAGATGAGATTGCTTGGCCACCATCAATGCGCTTAATAGATGCAGGTCAAACCACTTTACAGGCTGACCCAGGCACACCACGCACATCTTTAAGTGCTATGCAGACTGTTGCCGATTCAGAGTATGGCGCTGTCTATGTTGATGCTAATGGCGAATTTGTATTTAAAGATCGACTAACTGCTACTGCCTCGATCGGTGGCACACCTACAGTTTTTGCAGATGATGGCACTGGTATTCAATACGCCAATGCTGTATGGAAACTAGATGACACTCTTATATTCAATTCAGCCCAGATCAGCAGATCAGGTGGCTCAGCACAGACAGCCATCAACCAGCCATCTATTGACAAGTATTTTATTCATAGTTATAACCTGCAAGATCTGCTAATGCAGACCGATGCCGTGGCCTTAGATTATGCGCAGGCTTATGTCGCCAGTAGAGCTGAGACCACGATCCGATGCGATGCTATCGAGTTAGACCTATACACCCCTAATTACAATACAGGCATAATTGCTGCCCTAAACCTAGATTTCTTTGATCCGATCACAGTAATCACCACCCAACCTGGTGGATCTAAGCTGGAGAAAACCTTGCAGATATTTGGCGTAGCCAACACCATCACACCTAATAGCTTCAAAGTGGTGTTTACAACGCTAGAACCTGTCATAGATGGGTTTATAATAGGCAACATAGATTATGGTGTCTTAGACCAAAACGTCTTATCTTATTAAGGAGATATA